GTTTTTCCTCGAAGAACAATACCTCGTTGTCCTCAAAGCACGTCAGTTAGGTCTTACTTGGCTCTGTGCCGCCTACGCCCTGTGGAGGGCAATCTTTAACTATTACGAACTTATCATCATCATTTCAGCGCGGGAGGATCTTGCGATTGAGTTCCTTGAGCGCGTTAAGTTTATGTTCGACCGCTTGCCAAAATGGATGACGCCCCCGGCGTATAAGCGGTCAACAACTGAGCTTTCGTTCGGCTACGAGATAAAAGACGCGCAAAATAACATCGAGCTTAAAGGATTGAACTCGACAATCAAATCGCTGCCGGCTACCCCTGATGCCGGTCAGTCCAAAACGATCTCCCTTCTAATCATGGACGAGTCGGCCCTTAACCGGTACTGCCGGGAAATATGGGCCGCTGCCTCTCCTACCCTTGAACACGCAGCAGGAAAAACGGTGATACTCTCAAACCCATCAAAAAATAGACCGGGATGGCCGTGGACACGGGATCTCTATACCAATTCCATGAAAGGGATGAATACCTTTAAACGGATCTTTCTTTCTTGGAATGAAGTACCGGGCCGTGGCGTCGATTTCCTGCAACGAAAAGCAGCCGAGGAAGGATTGGACGACGAAGATCTATCCATGCAGTACCCTTCTACTGAAGATGAAGCGATCTCCGTTCTTGGTGGATCTTATTTCGGAAAATCCCTCGCCGGTTGGATCCCCGAAAAAGGAGATCGCGGCTATTTGTCCCTTGTCGATGGAGAGTACGTCTTTATCCATGACATTAAGGGTGAAATTGAAGTTTGGAATGAACCCGACAACAGCTACAAGCAACGGTATTCCATCGGGTCGGACGTGAGTGAAGGATTGGGCGAATCATACTCAGTCGCTTACGTTTACGACCGGATGGAAAAGAAGTATGCCGCCCGGATGCGCTCGAACCGGATCGACGCTGATGTGTGGGCGCAACGGTTGATCGAGCTTGGCAACTATTACGGCGGGGCGATGATTGGCGTCGAACGAAACGGCGCGGGAATTACTACCATCATTCATTTGCAGGACAACTACCAAAACCTGTTTTTCAGGCGCAAGCCCGGAAAGATGAAGGGACAATATGTACTAGAGTACGGATGGACGGAAACGCAGGAAAACAAGCAGATACTAGCCGATGAACTCAAACGGCATTTCAGACTTGTTTTTTCTTCTGTCCCCTGTGGGGTTCTGCTCGATGAGGCAAGCACCTTTATCCGCCATGAGAACGGAAAGATCGGTCACGAAGAAGGCAAATATGACGATTGCGTGATCTCCGCCGGCCTTACTATTCAAGTGGCCCTGCTCATGGAAGAAGTTGAGGCACCGCGCATAGAGAAACGGCAAAGCCGGTGGGATAGAAGACTTGACGAACTTGAGGCCGGGGAACAGGACGATTTCGAGGCGTTCGTACAGGGAAATGTCCCACTCTATCAAGATTTGTGAAATATGGTGGATCTGCAAAAAATGCGGGACAAAAAACAGGTTGAACCTGAGAGCAATATGTTGGTTGTGCGAAACTGAGAAAGGGAAAACCCACAATGAATATGGAAGAACATTTAAGTCATATCAGGCAGGAAATGAAAACGAAGGTTGCAGAAAGGACAGGGAAAAGAGTTGAAGAATTGACCCCCGAAACGACCGCTCTTATTGACGTTCTGACTGACGCTCTTAACGATCCCGAACTCTATCCCATGCCCTTTAAAGATATGGTCGAATTGGGAGATCTTTAATGGGAGGGGGTGAGAATATGAGTTTTATAAGTCATTTTTGGCTTTCGGTAGGGGCGGTATTTGGATTTTTCCTTTTCAATCTTATTTCGCTGCTCTTAGGATTTTGGCTTGGTAGAATGACAAAAGCATATCAGATCGTAGCGAGTGGCAACGGTAATACAAAAGAAGAAAAACCATTTGTCGAGGACATTACGGAAGATCCGTGGGAAACCGCGCTGAAAGAGCCAATCGACAAGAAAGTAAAGATCGTGGGTAGCCTATGATACTGATGCTCAAGTGTGAGAAGTGCGAGGAAACCATAGCGCAGTTTGAAACAACAGAACTATACCTTCCGCTTAAAGGCGGAATGTTTAAGCCGAAGGGAGGCGGGTACGCGCAACCGTTCCCGGAAGAAGTGACGTGGGAATTGATCTTCTGCCCGTACTGTACCTATCACCCATACAGCGTCACCGAACAAATTGCTCAAGCGTGGTGCGACGGTACGGGACAGGGGCCGGTAAATCTTTACACGGAAAAGGGGTTTTTCAACGTCGAAACCCGTATGCTGACGCTCCGCGACGGCCATGAAATGTATATCGGGGCAACAAAGAAAGAAGAAAAGACGTTAGATCTCCCCGAAGAAGTCGTGCCGATGTTCCGATGCGAACGGTGCAACAAGCCTTTTCATTCACAGAACGCGCTTAATTCACACACAAAGATACACAGGCACAAGGGCAAAAGTGGCGACCTTCTCGGATTACAGCCTTAAACGATTGGATACTTGTGATGATGAATTACAGATCGTCTTTAACCGGGTCATTATCAGATTTGATTGCCGTGTACTTTGGGGAAAGCGTGGCAAGGAAGATCAGGACAGGGCTTTTCACGATGGCTTCTCGCATTGTCCGTACCCGGAAAGTCCTCACAACACAGAGCCGAAATCAAACGCGGCTGACGTGGTTCCCTTCCCGATTGATTGGAAGGACATCGAACGCTTTAAACGCTTTGGATTTTTTGTATTAGGGACAGCGCATGGCATGGGTATCCTTCTCAAGTGGGGCGCGGATTGGAATATGAACCTAAACACAGCCGATGAATCGTGGCGTGACTATGCTCATTTTGAAGTCGTCAGGGAGAATAATCAATGAGTAAGGATTGGGAATTTCCTGAGATATTGCCCCCGGAGGGAAACGGGCGAATTGGCCCCCGCGTCTTTCAGTTGTTGGGTGAGATTATACAGGACAAAATAAATCTCGGTCTTCATACAAAATGGCTCAACCATTACAAGCTCGGTCGTAATCAGCATTGGAAACGAGCCTCGACTGCGGTTCCGCTGATAAGCGGGAACCTTCTGCATATTCACCGACAGCGCACAATCAATACTCTTACCGACAATAACCCGACTTTCAATATCGTGGAATTGGGGCAGCAAGCACCTGACGAGGTTTATGAAAAGCTCAATCAGGCGTCAATGTATTGGTGGATCGAACAGGAACAGCAGACGGTTTATGAGGAATCAGTCCTTAACGGGGAAACTTACGGGATCTGCATAGAAAAGGTCATATTCAATCCTGATCTTGAGTTCAATTTGGGAGAAGTGGAAACAATCGTGGTGGATCCCTATCGCTTCGGGATGTGGCCCGTAAAAGGCCGGGATGTTCAAAAGTCGGATGCGGTTTTTCACTTTTACCCGATGTCAATCCGAGAGGCGGAACGCCGGTGGCCTAAGTTCAAGGGTCAGATCAAACCCGACTCTCAGTTTTTGGAGGAATTGGGCGAGGAAAGACGGGACTACATCACCGGTCAGCAGACGGATACCATGCTTGCCCGGATCGCTAACACCGTACGAACCCTGTTCCCCGGCGGAGCAGAAAAGACAACGGACGCGGAAGAAACCCTGATCGTTGAATGTTGGAGCCGGGATTGGACGCGGAATGAAGATGGCACTTTTAAATATGCCGGGAAAATCAGGTGTACGACCGTATGCAACGGCGGGAAGCTCGTTCTTGCTGATCGGGCAAACCCCTCAATAAATCCTAACCTACCGTTTGACAAAGCGATCAATACTTACCTTTACGACAAGTTCCCCTTTACGCTTGTGCCGTCAGTCAGGGATACGACGACTGTTTGGGGAATGAGCGATTTTGAACAGTTGGAACAGCTTAACCGGGAGTTCAATAAAGCCATATCTCAGATGGTTTTCCTCAAAGATAAGGCAGCTCGACCGAAGATCTTAAACCCAAAAACATCCGGGATCCCGAACGCCCACTTTACGAATGTTCCGGGCGTGGTCAACCCGAAAAACTCCATTGAAGCACAGGCAATCAGATACCTTGAGTTTCCGAATATGCCGCTCGACGTGGAGAAGGCCGGCGTGTTGCTCAAGGAAATCTTTTTCCTCGTATCAGGTACGTTCGATCTCGAACAGGCGAACACACCGGGACGGGAAGTAATAGCTTACAAGGCAATCGCAGCCTTACTTGAAAGGGCTGCAACCATGATGAGAGGAAAAATCCGTAATTACTCGCGGCTCTTGCGTGAGCGCGGGAGAATGTATATCTCGCATTTGCAGAATTGGTACACCGAAGACCGGTGGTTCTTTTATGAGAAGAATGGTCAGATGCGTACCGATTCAATTAACGCGGAAGAAGTGCAGATGCCGATCAAGCTGACCGTTGTCAACGGATCCATGCTGCCCGTGTCCAAAATACAGCAGCGCGAGGAAGCTCTTGTCCTGTACGAGAAGGGCGCGATAGATCAGCAGGATCTATTGGAGAAGTTGGAATGGTCAGGC